CTTCGGTTTTTACACAGACTTAGCCCGCCCGGGGAAAACTTCGGCGGAATTGAACGGAGGTGATCGGAGTTGACAAAACAAAGCAAGACAGAATTACTCGAACAAGCGCAGAACGAGCTCCAGGCGATCATTGATGATCCCGAGACTCCGGCCGCCGTTCGAGTCCAGGCAATCCAGCAGAAGGTGAAGATCGCGGCGGCGATGCCGGAGGAGGAACCGGCGAAAACCGGCCTCGATTCGCTGTTTGAATGAAAGATTACATTCGGGAATATTACCAGGGAATCGAGAACGGCTCGATCACGGTCGGGAAGTGGATTCGGCTCTTGTATGAGAAGATCGTCGCCGGCATTGATGACGGAACGTACATCTTCGACCAAAACAAGGCGAACCGGGCGATCCGCTTCATTGAGAACGCGGTTCATCATAACAAGGGGGATCTCGCACCCGGAACGCTCAAGCTCCAGCTCTGGCAGAAGGCAGCCGTCTCGCTGATCTTCGGGATCGTCGATGAAGAGGGCTATCGGGTTTTTTCGGAGTGCTTCATGGTCATCGGCCGGAAGATGGGGAAGACGCTTCTCGCGTCCGCGATCATCGCATATATAGTCTACGGTGACGGAGAATACGGTTCCGAGGTTTACTGCATCGCGCCGAAGCTCGACCAGGCGGATCTTGTGTATTCGGCTTTCGAATTCACGGTTGATCACACGGCACAGCTTGCGGCACTAACACAGAAACGCGGACGGAAGTCCGATATGTATATCCAGTCGACGAACAGCAGCATTAAGAAGATCGCGTTCTCCGACCGGAAGAGTGACGGCTACAACGCACAACTGACAGTCGCTGACGAGGTCAGTTCATGGCCGGGAGATCGCGGGCTTAAACAGTACGAAGTTATGATATCCGGAACAGGAGCGCGGAAACAGCCGTTGATGCTTGCGATCAGTTCCGCCGGATATGAGAACGAGGGAATATATGACGAGTTGGTCAAACGATCGACTCGTTTTTTGTTAGGCGACTCGCGCGAAACGCGGCTGCTCCCTCTCCTGTATATGATCGATGACCCGGCGAAATGGGACGACATAAACGAGCTCAAGAAGTCGCTCCCAGGGCTCGGCGTTTCCGTCTCGACAAAGTACATGCTCGACCAGATCAACATCGCTTACGGAAGCCTCTCCAAGAAGACGGAGTTCCTCGTCAAGTATGCGTGTATTAAGCAGTCGAGTTCTCAAGCCTGGCTTCCGGCTCATATCGTCGAAGCCGCTTCCGGGGAGCCTCTCCGCCTCGAAGACTTCCGGAACACATACGCGATCGCCGGCCTTGACCTATCACGGACGACCGACCTCACGGCCGCCGTCGTTCTCATTCAAAAGGCCGGTCATATATACGCCTTCGCTAAGTTCTGGCTTCCCGGCGAGAAGATCCAGGATGCAGCGGCGCGGGACGGCCTTCCGTACGAGCTTTATATCAAGCGCGGGCTCCTCGAACCGTCCGGAGATAACTTCGTCGATTATAAGGACTGTTATCGCTGGTTTACTCAGCTAATCGAGCAATATCAGATTTACCCGCTCATGGTCGGATACGACCGTTATTCCGCGCAATATCTGATCCAGGATCTCAAGGCTTACGGATTCCAGACGGACGACGTCTTCCAGGGATTCAACATGACGCCGGCGATCAACACGACCGAAGGAATGCTCCGGGACGGAACGCTCCATATCGGAGACAACGACCTCCTCAAGGTGCATTTGCTCGACTCAGCTTTGAAACAGGACAACGACACGGAGCGGAGCAAGCTCGTTAAATTGAGAAAATACGGCCATATCGATGGAACCGCCGCTCTGCTCGACGCGATGATCGTCCGCGACAAATGGTGGAGCGAGCTCGGCGACAGACTACAAAACAAGGATTGATATCATGGGACTTTTACAAAGATTATTCGGGAAACAGCCGGAGCCGATCAGGGTCGACGGAATATATCGGCTGCTTGACGGCTACGTTCCGCACTTCCGGACATGGGGCGGGCAGATCTACGAGAGCGAACTCGTCCGGGCGGCTATCGACGCAAAAGCCCGGCATTTCTCGAAACTGGCCGTCACGATCCAGGGCTCCGCGAAGCCGCACCTCCAGAGCCTACTGAAAAGAGCTCCGAACGAGTTCCAGACATGGGGACAGTTCCTCTATCGCCTCTCGACGATTCTCGACGTCAAGAACACGGCCTTCGTGGTTCCGGTTCTCGGCGAATACGGAGAGACGACCGGGATCTTCCCGATCTGTCCGGACGAATGGGAGCTCGTAACCGTCAAGGACGAACCCTGGATTCGGTTCAAGTTCGCCCACGCGGAGACGCTCGCGATCGAGCTGAAACAGGTCGGCATAATGACCCGGTTCCAGTACAAGAACGACCTCTTCGGAGAATCGAACCGGGCTCTCGACGACACGATGGATCTGATCTCGATACAGAGACAGGGGATCAAAGAGAGCGCGAAGAACGCGGCGACATACCGGCTGATGGCTCGCGTCTCCAACTTCACGAAGGCGGACGACCTCGCGAAGGAAAGGCAGAGATTCGACAAGGAGAACTTCCAGAACGGCGGCGGCGGAATCCTATTGATGCCGAATACCTACACGGACATTAAACAGCTTCAGCAGCAGAGCTACGCCGTCGACGCGGATCAGCTGAAGACGATCAAGGAATCCGTCTTTGATTACTTCGGGATCAACGAGGAAGTGATCCAGTCCGCGGCATACGGCGACAAGTTCGCGGCGTATTACGAGTCGAAGATCGAGCCGGACGCGATCCAGCTCTCGGACGTATTAACGCGAATGCTTTTCACGGCCAGAGAGCAAGCCCAGGGCTCCGCGATCTTCTTCACGGCGAACCGGCTCCAGTACATGACGAATGCGGATAAATTAAACGTCTCCGCGAATATGCTCGACCGCGGGATCATGAGCATAAACGAGATCCGCGAGATCTGGCAGCTCCCGCCGGTCGACGGAGGAGATATTCGGATCATTCGCGGCGAATATTACGACGCGAATTCAAAGCTCACAGAGGAGGAACCGACAGATGATAACACCTGATACGAGGGAATATCGCAGCTTCCCGGTTGAAGTACGGCAAGAAGACAACGAGCACGCCGCCGGCTGGATTCACGGTCGAGCGGTTGTTTTTAACTCTCCCACCGTTATGTACACAGACCCGGAGACCGGGATCGAGTACAAGGAAGAGATTGACGCCCACGCCTTCGACGAGTGCGACATGAGCGACGTTATTATGAACGTCAATCACGAAGGCCAGGCGATTGCCCGCACCCGGAACAAGACTCTGATTTTGAACCTCAACAAAGAGGGACTCGATCCGGAGGCGGACCTTACAAAGTCCCAGGCAAGCCGGGACGCACTCGAGGCCGTGCAGAACGGCCTTCTTGACAAGATGTCGTTCGCGTTTGTAGTCGCGCCAGACGGCGACGAGTACGACGTTAAAACGCATACAAGGACAATACGCCGGATATCACGTTTGTATGACGTCTCACTCGTGAATTTCCCAGCGTATGAACAGACGTCCGTATCGGCTCGTGATTACTACGGCGCAAAGGCGGAGGCCGAGCGTCGCGCTTCGGAGGAGGCGGCAGCGGCAGCGGAGGCGGCCCGAATCGCAGCAGAGAAAAGGACAGCTCTGTCCGACATTCTGAAAGAATTGGAGGTATCAGCCGATGAACATTGAAGAGATGACGATCGCCGATATCGAGGAAAGACGCGCACAGATCGCGGAGGAAATGAACGCGGAAGACGCGGACATTGACGCGCTGACCGTAGAGGCCAGGGCGTTACTGGAGCGTAAGACCGCACTCAAGGCCGCCGAAGAAGAGCGCAGGAAGACCGCCGAGGAAGTCGCAAGCGGCAAGCTCGGCGAAGTGAAAGAAGAACACACAGAATCCACACAGGAGGAAAGAGCTATGTTTGGAAAAGATTCCAAAGAGTACAGAGACGCATTCATGGCGGCTCTCGTTGGCAAGGAAACCGTCGAGCAGAGAGCGATTCTCGCCGACAACACCA